CCCCATCCATGTGTAACAAGAATGTTGTATTTGAATCTGGTACAAATGCTCCTGTAGGCTCAGTGAAACTTGAACCTCCGTATCGTGCAGTATCTGATAATCTAAATTCATCAATGTAACCATTGAAATCTCCAAAGCCATTTTCACCAATACTAAATGGACCATTATCCTGTTTATTACCCGTGGTAGCTGTATCTTCTAAAGTTCCATTTTTATAAATCCTGTGGGTGGTACCTTGTCTTTCATAAGACAACATAGTCCATTCATTTGCATTAACAGTGACTGCAGTAGTAATAATTGTTGATGGATTTACACTCCAATAAACTGCATTGCCTAATAAATAGGATTGCATCGTTGTACTTGTTCCTGATTGCCAAATACCTTTGTAACCTGAAACACTACTTGGTCTTATCCAAACATCAATTGTAAAATCACCAGAGCTTAAATCAACATTTGAATTAGATTCTACATAATCATTTGTACCATCTAATAATAAAGATGCTGTTCCAAATTTAGCTTGAGCTGTAGATAATTGTGCTTGGTTGTATGCAGTAAACTCAACTACATTTTCAGATCCGTTAGTTACTTGATAAATTGCTTCATACTCTAACTGACCAGTACTTCCTGTTAATTCTTGACCTGTTAAATCTAAATTAGTTGTACCTTCTATATTTAAATTTCCAAGACCTAAAGTTAAATCATTACCAGTTATATCTGTATCAGCTCCTGCTATAACAGTACCAAGTCCAAGACCAACTGTTAAACCAATACCTGTAACTGTTGCATCTGGAGATGGATCAACTGTTCCTTCTGCTACAGTTAATTCTTGACCTGTTAAATCTAAATTAGTTGTACCTTCTATATTTAAATTTCCAAGACCTAAAGTTAAATCATTACCAGTTATATCTAAATTAGTTGTACCTTCTATATTTAAATTTCCAAGACCTAAAGTTAAATCATTACCTGTAACTGTTGCATCTGGAGATGGATCAACTGTTCCTTCTGCTACAGTTAAACCTTGACCTGTAAGCTCTATGTCAACATCGATTTGTGTATCTACTGAATCAACAGTTGTTGTAGCCTCTACACTTCCAATTAAATATTTAAATTCAAGAGATACTGTAGAAGAAGTTGAGTTTAATTCTTCACCTGTTACGTCTACCTCAAGAGGAGCAGTTACAAAAGGTTCTCCTGTATCTGTATTTAAAGAAAGTGAAGTTGTTATAGCATCAATACCAAGAGCTATACTAACAGAATTAACTGTTGAAGTTAAACTATTACCTGAAACGTCAATATTAGGGCTTGTTAAATCTCCCCATTCACCTTCGCCCCAAGCTAATCCGCCCCAACCAATTTGAATTTGAGCGTCTACTGTTACTGAATCTACGGATGTTGTAGTTGATTGGCCACTAAGGTCTACAGCTTGATCACCGAGTGTTCCCCAGTTCTCATAACCCCATGTCTGTGAACCCCAAGTGGCCATTCATAATCCTACTCGTTGTTAAGCGATTCTTAAAATAGCAGCTGTTGATGTGAAAGCTGGAAACTGAATAGTGAAAGTTCCACTAGTTGCAGTTTTATCTGATCCAAAATCTAACACACATACTGCTTTGTTAGAAGCACTTGTATTGTAAATTAAAGCTCCTCTAGCTGTTAAAGTTACACCTGTAAAAGATAAGTCTGCGAAATCAACAATTGCTACGCCTGTGTCCAAACCTGTTTGTTGAGATTGAAGAGCTCCTCCCCCTGCAACATATTCTCCAGAATCTGGTACTTCGTTAGTTACTGCATATTGTGTAGTCGCTGCAGATAAATTTGCATCTGATGTATATAACGCTAATTTAAATACGTCACCACCAGTTTCAAATTGATGTTGACCTTCTAGTATTTCTTGTTTGAATGAATTACAAACTGCTTGTGCTATTGCCATAATTATTACTCCTTATATATAATTTTAATTACCTTTATCAGGAGATGGTGCCTGAACTAATATTCTAGGTGTTCCGTCCTGATATTCGTCTCTACGTCTTCTACCTACTTGTTCCAACGCAAAACCTTGCATAGCTACATTATACTTGTCTGAATACAATTTGTACATATCTAAGGGTCCTTTTAAAAAGCCATATGCTTCTACTAAGGTTCCATATAGTAGTAGTTCTGGTGCATTATCAGATAGATAGGTAGTTGTATTTGTAGCTGAAAGATGATCTGGAGTATAAATATAACTTAGTTGTACATTATAGGCTTGATCTGGAGTAGGAGCCATTAAAATAGTTGTCTCTTTCCACATCGCATAATATTTAGGTACTCCTGTAGCTCCTGTTGAGTTATACTCAAATATGAAGCTAGTATCTTTTGGTTCTACGTATTCTTTGGTTGTAGGAGACTGATTAGAGTCTTCTACTAAAAATGATCTTACAATAATTGCTCTTCTAGTAGAAGTTAATCCAGAACTAGATGTAGCATTAGGTAAATCTAAATAAGGCGAGTTAGCAACTACATTAGCAGTGGCATATTCTCTAGCATAATCAGCATCTACTTCTCTAAAAATCTTTAATTCAGTATCTCTAATAAAATCTTCAATAATAGAATCAGTTAATACATTAGAGTCTACTTCTGTATAATCCCTTACTTTTTGTAATAATTCTGCGTATGTCATATTTATAATATTGTTATTGTAACACTTCCTGTATTACTTGTTGTACTTGTCCCCGTGCTAATTGCAGTTTGAGTAGGAAAAGCTATTTCAACACTTCCTACAGATATCCCTGCTTGTCTTTTAATATTTTCTTCATCTGGCGATGTACCAGGTTGCATACCATTAGCAGTATATTGTCCAGGCCAATATTGTAAATCAAGTGAAGCAGTAATACTAGTCCCTCTTGATGTATCAGGTCTAGCTTTTTTTAAAGCTTGAGGATCGGCAGCATGATATTTAGGATCTAACTGTGGATGTTTTTTCTCGAACTCCGAATAATGGACAATGGAACCGTTCCATTCTTTTACCATTTCTTGATAAGGAAATTGCATTCCTGATCTGTCTGATATTGATAAAGCTCTACTACCTCTTGCAAATCTTCCCATAATTTACCCCTGTGGAAAATAACTCTCTGGAGTTATAAATAAACTTGTTCTAGAACCATCTTCATCCAAAGCTCTTTTCATTTCATCTTCATAAACTAACTTAAGAAACTGTAATCTTTCAGGTGATCTCTTCATAGCTAAATAATAAGCTAATCCAGAAATCATACATGGAATAAATCTGTAAGACACATCTGCTGTATTTGTGTAAGCACCTGCATCTTCAATTCTATTAATCGAATAGTATTTTAAATAAGTATAAGTAGATAAATCTGGAGTTTGATATAAATAAATAACTGGTGTTGTTTGTCGATCTACATAGTATTGTGAAGGCTGTCCTTGAACACCTTTGTTTGGTAAAGCGGCATAAGCTGATCTATCAATTTTAGATAAAGTTAAATCATTAGTGGTTGTTCCAGGGGTTCCTCCTGCAGTTGAAATATAAGCTTCTAATACATCACTAACATTTGTAGGTACTGTATAGTTTGCTTGTCCTGCAACTAAAGCAACTTCGTTTAAAGCTACTTTCCATAAATGCACACCTCTATTACCCCATTCTGAAAATAAAATATTTAAACTTCTTCTAGCTGATTTTATATCATGACCAGAATTAATTCTCATACCTATTCTCTCATAGGCATCTTCTACTATCTCATCGATAGATAAATCAAAAGATGTTGTGCCGCTTGTAGCCATTATTTATCTTTTTTCTTTTTCTTCTTATCTTTTTTCTTCTTCATCTCTTTACCGTATTTAGCTTTTTCGGTTTTAAGAGAAGACATTCTTGCGTAAGCGTTTCCGCCACCTGGCATAGTTTTCATCATATTTATCCTCCTATATTAGATCTTTATAATAATTTTGTTGTATAGATTTAGTAAATACTAAACCCCCTGAATTTTTTTCTTCTACTTCTTCTTTTTTTACCGTTTCAACAGGTTGAGTTACTTTATCTACTGGTTGTATATTACCTGTCATTTTGTAATTAATATAGTCCTGTGGAGTAGATTGTTGTGCTGCAGCTATTGCTTGAGAAGGAGTTACAGGTATCATTCCTCCCATAAAAGCTGTTTTTACGTTAGTTGGCTTAGGGCCAGTATTTGGGACTGCACGTTTTCGTCTGACAGCACTCGCCTTTTGCGATTTTGTCATCGCTGTGGCTTTTGCAAGTGGTACGCACTTTGGATACTTCCTTTTCGAAGAGCTCGCAGACTTTCGTCCACACTCTTGATAAGAACCATCTTTTTTTCTCGCTCCAATATCTACCCATTTTTCTGAAAACCATTTTTTTAAACCGTTTTTACTCATCTATCAAGTCTCCATAATAACTTACAAGGGACGGATTGCTGTACGATTGACCATCCATTTCTACTTGAATGAATTTACCTTGATAAGCTTTTTTAGGACCCCAATCTTTTCTTTTCTTTCCAGATGGGTCTTTTATCTTACCAGCACATATTTTTGAAGCATAAGCGTTAGCATACGCACTAGGGTATACTTTAAATTTTCTTTTAGCGGCCGCTTTGCCTCGACTACATAACTTCGTCATTTTTAAGCCTCTTACGGTTGTACAACTTCTTAGATTGTATCACTTTTGGCTTAAACAGTAAATGTCCTAGAGAGAGGATTCTTCTTATTGGATTTTTTAACTTGTAGTTTCTTTTTCTT